ATGAACATAGTGTGGTTTAATGGTCCCTCCTCCGAGGCCCTGCATTGGATCCCACCACAGGAGCTGGAGATAGGTTGCAATTTTATTCAGAAGGACAGGAGTGTGCACCACGTGTGTGCCTATGACAGGCCCGTGATGGAACGGATCTCGCCCAAGCCATCAACACAGTGCTGGACCAGACCCGCCATGCGATCTCCAGGATGGAGCGTGTTACATTCCGCGAAGGAATACTTCTGCTCGGGAACCATGGCGGTCGGCCTGGCCCGTGAATTGGCACTCCGTGATGTGTACGTGATAGGTTGTGATTGGGATCGCAACAACATCAGCATCTATGATCACCTGTATGGAAGGACAAGACAACCAAAGAAGAAGAGCATTCCGCGACGTCGTTACATAGAACAGGTGCATCGTGACATCGGTCTGGTGTTCGTGTCAGATCACCGCATTGACATGCAGGTGGATCAGATATCACATAAAGAATTCTTAAGGAAGATTAACTGCTAGGTACTTCAGAGTTGTCGTCGAAGTATCTCCACACGCCACCCGAGTAGTATGCGGGTTTGGTCACCGTCGAGTCACCGTCACTCATCATGGCCATCATGCCATCCACCTTGTTGCTGACCGCATATGCGGCTGATCTCGCTATGGGATTCAGTTTGATGATGTCCTGGATCACTACCACACCCGTGGTAGGATCTAACGTTAGATCGGTTGATGTGCTGGAGTTTATCTCGTCCGGCATCTGCGCCGATGGTATCTTTGATGAAGCATCCAATGAAGCCACGCCATTCACTGCGCCCCTACCATTGATCACATTCTGCAGTTCCTCCAAGGCTGTCTTGAGTTCTGCCCTGGCCGCCGCTGGTGAACTGTTTGTGTCGAAGTTTGTTGTTGTTACGATTCCTACTGTGGCCCAAGCCATATTGTTCTCCTTGTGTTGTTGTTTATTTACACAACCTTCCAATAACCACGTAAGGTTGCGTCTGTGCTGAAATTGATCACATCTGAAATGTGTGAGATTAAGCATTCATATCTCAGACCTTGGTATAGCCTATATTGTCCGGCAGTCATGCTGGTGTTTGGGGTCCAAGGCGCTATGTCAGTGTATGACGAGTTGTTTGGCTCGGCCGTCGTTGTTGTCTCACTCACGTTTTCCAATTGATAGAATTTGCCCTGTGGTGATGAAGAACCGATCTGTGTGTAATCCGCCACACTGTTTGGTGCGATGTAGGTATCACCGGTGTTGGTCAATATCACGTCTGGTATACCAAAAACCGAGAAATTTGCCGTGTCTGCCGTGCTCTTGTAGATGATGCTACCCCTCCTACGGATCACGCCATTGAATTTTGATGTCGTGTTTCTGAACCTAGGACCATTTGATAATGTCTCATATCCAGGAGGATGCCCTCCCGCCCAGAAGATTCTATGGTCTCCGTTGGTATTGCTGTTCAAGAAACTGATTGAGTAAGTGGCCCTGCTAAAATCACTATCACTGGCGTGTACTATGTCTTTCAATCCCATGCATAGTTGGACACTTCTCAAATCATCTGCTTCCATGTCTGATTCACCCGTGATGGTGATGTTGAAAACCCCATCCACATCGGTGTTCTGTGTCACAGTGCCGGTGCCATTCTCACGCACACCATTCAAGGTGTAATAATATTCTATCTCTGGTGTCGTGCTATCAGCAGTGTCAATGTTTGAAATGCTGACCGAAAGCGTGCCGTTACCAGGCAGATCCAGATCCACCATACACATTGCCATCATTGCCCCTGTGCTGTCGGTGGTTCCTGTTGTCTCTGTTTTGATCACGATAGGATCGTTGGCATCACCTTTTGGAATGCTTTTTATTTCTTCATATAACACACCGGCGCCATCCCCACTTCTCAAATAATCAACGGTTTGGGAACTGATGTAGGTTGTCTGTGTGCCATACTGGGTGATTGACGTGCCACCTGCGTCCGCGTCAAACAAGAAAGGCCCTTGATTCTGTGGTGTTGGGTATTGTGTGACAGGCGTGTCAGTCTCTATCCTTGAGATATCTCCAAAATCTGTGGTCCAATTCACCATCTTGTGTCCAAGATCTTTGATGTATGGTTGACCAGTATCGTTTGGTGTTATGATATATCCAGGCACGTTGAAGAAGGTGCCTGATTGGCTCATTGTGATTTGATTGGTCCTACCACTGTCATAGTAGATGTCAAAACTGGTGCTGTCAACCACACTGACGTACGCCTGGCCATGTAGGTGCATTGCATCTGCGTGATCGATCGTGGTGCCTGAATCAAAAGGATAGCTCTTAAACTTGCCACTCAAACCAGGCCTTATCAAGATCTTGTCCCCCGTGCTTAAACCGTGTGCCACGTGTGTTGTTATCCTTGGTGTTGTTCCACTGCTGATACTTTTAATGATTTTGGTGTTGGTGTTACCTAACCGGAAATCGTGATCGTGCTTGTTGTTGATGGAAGACAAAATCACATCAGTGTAAGAGTAACCGGTGCCTTCAAACACAGAACTGTCTGTGGTCCTTAAAGTGTAGTAAGGTAAACCATGATAGAATCTTTGTTCGTTGTTGTCATCTACCACGATGTCATTCCTTGATTTTGCTTGGTCGAATCTTATACTGGCTGATTTCAATGCACGTGGTCTCATTCCTTGGTTGAAACGGGCTCCGGCGCTGACGCTATCAATTTTAGTAGTATCCAGCTGGGCAATGCTTTCAGTTCGTTGTTCAACTGGCAGGTAACCCCTGGCAGGGATGACCAGGTCTTGTGATACACTGGTAAGGGCAAGACCGCCCCAACTTGTGTAATTGCTGACGCCCACCGTCGGTGCAAAAAAGTTTATAAGACCAATGTAGCCTTTTTCAGTTTCAAGCGGTGACAAAGGATCACCGTGGGTGAAATGCATAGCGTGACCGTGGTCTTTAGAATCGGCTAAAAGAGTGGCATCAAAATCCGGACGCCATTGTTGATCACTACTGCTACTACCACTGGATTGCAACAAGAAATCACCTGCGCCATAGGCACAAATAAAATTGTCGTTGGTTCGGATTGTGGTCCTTAAGAAACCTTTGTTGTTGGTTGGTCTACTTAGACTCAACTGGGCATGGATGTTGATCTCCGGCACCTGGAACCAATACTGCCAATCGTCCCAAGTCTGTGGTATCAATTTGGTCTGCCTAGGTTTTGGTGTGTTACCAGCACCTTCACCAAACAAAAGATATATTAAAACATTTTCATCCCACCCACTGCTTTCGACTGTGTCAATTATGCTGTTCCATTTCTTGACTGCTACCCCTGTTGAGGTATTAGCTGTTGAGAAAGCATCTCGCCTGATCCTAAATGAATCTATTTTTGCATTCACGAGGTAATCCCCAGTGCTGTTGCCACCAAGCACGAAGTTGTTTGACGTGTTGGTCACACCGGCTGATGCTGATGTTGTGCTGTCTAATGTTCCATTAATGTAAATTTTAATCTCGCTGTTTTCGTAGAGTATTTTGACATCAAACCAATCATCAACACCTATGGTTGCTGTTGAAGTTATTGAATTCAATGACGCCCCGTCATTGTAGTAGAATTTAAATTTTCTGTTGGCATCGATAGTGCCAGCATAGTCCACAGTTCGTGTTGATCCGTCATCTGTTAGCAACCCTCCTTCTCCAGATGCGAAGATGACGCCTTCATTGGCTGTTTGGAAATTGGTTGTGCTGGTGCTGTCTGTGTCAATCCTGACGAAGAAATCAATAGTCCATTCACTCCTGCTAGACAAACGCAAAGCATCGGTGTAATTGATTCGCCAGTATCCTGCGTTTTCGTCAGCAAATACCGCAACACCAGAATTGCCTATTCCTCCAGAACCGGCCAAAGCGACACCGTTGACTGATGCGATAGTGAAGTAGTCGCCATTGGCATTGCCATAATGATCCCAAGTAGTTAATTCTCTGGGGAATATACCTTCCCTGGTTCTGTAATACCCAAAGGGATTCACAGTTTGGTCTCTATATGCTCTGATTAGTGGCATTATAATTCCTCCGTTGATTCGCCCGCGGTTATTGTTCCGTCAGTGTTTGCAGTCCCAACACCAGCACCACTCGAGAGCGTGGCAAAATCAGCCCAATAATTCGCATTGATTGGTAACACACCGTCTACAATCCTGTTTCCTAATGGTGCTTGGGTGTTGGCTGTAGTCGTTGTGAAGGCGCTGGAAGAACCATTCGGCGACATGGTCCTGACCCTAAACTCAATAGTGCCACCGTAAAAGGAGGACAATATGGAACTGAATTTAATGCTAGTTAATTTTACTGTACCTGCGGAATGGTAAAAATCAGTCAGGGGATTCTTATACTGTAGTTCATATGAATTTAATCCAGCGTTAACGCTTTCATCTATCCATCTTATTTCAAAATTGGCAAACGAAGATGTGAACCCGCTTGCTGGGTTCTCATCGATCACCCTTATGGCCGTAAAATTGCTGGGTGCCTTTATGGTGTTGGGCACAGCGTTAATCGTGTTTGGCCTCTTGAGATTGTTGTTTATGAATTCCACGTAGGACTGACCGTTATCAAACAAGGTGCCCGCATCGAAATCATAGTTCTCTGGGTAGTGCCTGTAGGCATTAATTTCTATCTCACCATATTGATCCATCGTCAAGTTGTTGATCCTAAACATGTGATCTATACCGATAAGATTTGAATTCACACGGATTAGATCACCCGGTGTTAGATTTGTGGCAGATTCGGTGGTGTTGAACACAATGTTTTGTTTGTTCCTGCTCTTTAGGACCAATACCTTTGCGAAGTGGGCCGCGTGAGCGGCATTCATGATACCAGAATGTGTTACATTGCCAATGAGATCTATGCCATTGTCTTGCCTCTTGAACACGGCATAATTCTGATCAGTTTTTGGTGGCCACACGACACTGTTATTTTGCGATCTATTATCTAGGTCGGTGTAATTTAATTTTAATTGATTGAATGAATTTTCTAACGAACCGCTTTGGAATTGTATACCACCAATGATGTTGTCGTCCGTGAAAGTGAATGTTGAACTGCTTTTGAGATCCGCATCGCTTGGTATGTCAAAACTGTTATCTGGAGTGCCTGCGTTTTCAAGTATCAATTTAAATTTTCCATTCACGAAAGGCATGATACCACCCATGCTGGATAAGAATCGATTTATGTTCTGCAGGTGTGTGGTGCCCGTGTCAACAACAAATTGTCTGAAGTAAGGATTGTTTGGAACACCCAGGGTCTCTTGTTCTCGATCCCCGTCCTTGCCAAGAACCCTCTGTATCCTGAAGTCTGGTCTATCCTGGTAGTAGACAGTTGGCACGTACACTTGATTCAGGTAGTTGGTTGAAAAAATACTGTTGCTGGTCTCATTCCTGTACCTCTCACAAGCCACTGCCGCATTCACGAAACTGGCCTGATCTATCTTGCTCAAGGCCAAGCCGGCACCGTAACGGTCGTTGAGCATGTAATCCAACAATATTTCAACTGGATTCCCTGAAACACCGTAACCATCCCTCCTGGACGCTGTGTGGCTGTAAGAGCCAGAACTGAACGCCACGCTCCAATCAGATGGGGATGACACTAGTATATAACCATAGTTGTATCTAGATGTGTCTGTGTCGTGTATATAACCATCAGTAACTGATTGCTTTCTTTCAACTAATTTTGGCACGTTCTTGCCAGGGGCAACGACCACCACCCTTGGTAGGCTACCGAATGGATTGGTAAGGTTCTCACCGTCGTCGTCTAATATCTCGTCATTGGTCCAAGTAAATTTAAGGGCGATGTATTGTACACCACGCAATTGGTGATTGTATGTCCATTTGTCACTTTCCGATAAAAGGTCTGATGTGGGTTGGTCATCACTGCCATCAAACAATTGGAACTCTATCCTGTCCTTGAATCGGCCGTGCTTGACCTTGTACCTAGGTGGCTGATGTCCTCCTTTACCACCAAACAAAGGAAATCCTCCCCCATAAAGGTTCATTAATGATGGGCCTGACCTTACTACCTTCTCGCCTGCTATATAATCTGAAATTATTCCACTACCACTGGCATCAATTATGTCTACTACCGAATCATCAACGATCAGATCAAACAATCTCGAACCATTAGCGGAATCTTGTGTCATGCCCAGCCCTATCACGCCACACATGTATAGGTATTGATTTTTATCGCCTGCGGTGTCAACGAAAATATTTTTCACTGCACGTTCGACCTTTTCACCATAGCACACCGGTATTGGTTTATTACTTGGTGTGAAATCCACCGTGGTGGTGTTGTCGATATCAGCACCAGTATCAACATCGAAGTCTGGTATATCAAATCCACCAGTGAATGGACTCATTGCAATGCTGAAAACAGTTTTAACAGTGTCTGTTACTACATCAATTGCTTTGTCAACAAACTTCTTTACCGCTTTGAAAGGATTAAAACCCATTATTGTTTACCCCACTGTAGGTCGGTCAGTGTCTTGTTTGAAAATTCAAAACCCTTGTCGTTGTTAAACACCACTTGATGACTTAAAACAGATGCATAACCATAGATGCTATTTTTTTCAAATGCACTAAAAGGGCCTCCGCATTCCAATCTCAGGTTGGCAGTTTCTTTGTCCGCTGTGAGATTGAATGAGTTAATAAAACCGTCAAAAACTTCATACACTTCATCACTAGTGAAAGAATAATCAGCACCTACTACCACTTTCTTGATATTGGCGTTTGCTCCAATGAAATTGGCATTCAATATTGTTTCAGCATTTGATAGATCAACACCATCAATTGTGAAAGATACTTTTTCGTTGATAGCGTTACTGCTCTCGGTGATAGGACTGTGTGCGATGTAACCAAGATTTGCGTTGAATGTTTCGCCCGCATGGGTTAGATTTACCTCGCAATTAGTGAATAGCAATTCAGACACTGTGCTGTCTGTCCCTATCACAAACAAATTGTTACCATCCTGCGATTTGATAGATATCAAATCAAAAACTCTCCTTGTGCTGGCAGACAACCCGTCTTGTGCTGATGAACCGATATCCCTGGTCACTAGAATGCCTCCGCTACATCTAACTCGTATTGATACAAATTATCCACACCTAGTCTAAATTCTTGTGAGTCATTGACAAATCTAACAGTTATTGGTACATCATCAGTTAAAATGGTATGTGCATTTGTCACCTGTTCTATTAGATTTGGGAAAAAATTCAACGTGTTGCCAACACCGTTAGATAGAGTGACGTCGGCCGTCAACATATAGACTTTGGCATGGTTTGAAAATTTTATTATATCACCCGCTTTCAAAGTACCAGAACCAGTTGGTGAAACACTAACAGAACTGTTACCTATGTTACTAGTTCCAGTTAATGGCAATTTAGTGTTATCGTTGACGAATGTGCCATTTGAACTGCCTATCACAGGTGGCACCACAGTGAACGTGTCAAAACTGCCACGTTGTGTTGTGATGAATGCGTTTATAGATCCAAATTCACTTCGTTGTAAAGGTACACTCTGCAGAGTGAAACTGAAAAAGTGGCCACCTAGGTCCTTGGTGAAAACTTTATTTGTAAGAGTTTGACTTGATATGATGTTGTTGTTGCTCTGCCAATTGATTGACTTAAAATTTGTTGTTGGGAATGTTCCTGACATTACGCAAATCTCCTTCCTTGCCTGTTCATGGCATCATTTATTAAATTAGTTATTAGAGCTCGCCTGCTGGTCAACAAAGAGTCGAATCCCGCGGCGTCTACCGTGCTGATGTTGAAGTTGACTGTGGTGTCTCCCATCCTACCGCCCATGGTCTCGTTGGATACCACCGTGCCCGCTGAGTTGGGTATGAACAATTCTGGTCCCCTCTCGCCGACCAAGTAAGCACCGCTACCGACCGAACCGCCACCTGCCCTGGCACCACCAAATCCTATCTTGCCTCCATTGGCATTGCCTTTCTTGTTTCCATAACCCATTGCACCACCATCCGCACCGCCGCCAAGTAGCATCAACAACAGTTTAAATCCTATGGTTCTTTTTAATTCTGTGTTCAGTTTGGCCTGTGCGTTCGCCTGCGCCAACACACCATTGACCATATCTATTTTGAATATTTTTGCTATTTGGTCTAGTATTGGTTTTACAACAACCAATCTTATTATGCCACCTATCAATTCACGTAGTATTGCCTGGCCTATCTCACCCAATGCCTCTTTCAAAGATTTGCCCTTTAGTATGACATCAGTTAATGCCGATTCAGTAGTATTGGCGAATGCAGTCATTGAACCGATCAAGGTGCCGATCGCGATGTTGTTGAGGGTGTATCCTTCTAGCAATTTATTCAACTCTGTCTCGTATTTTGATACACTTACCTCTGTCTTCTTGAAGACTTGATTCATCTCCGCCTGTTTCATCGCCATTGTCTTGGACACGACCACACCTTCACTCATTGCTTTGTTGTTGGCCTTGATGTCCTCTGTAACCGTCTGGTAGCCCTCGTGGAATAATTTTAAATTTTCTATACGTTGGTCGTCAAGCTTGATCTGTTCTTTCTCTTGAAATATTAGTTTCCCTAGTGCCGAACCTACGCCCTTTATTCCATCAATGACCATTCGTAGGAATCTAGATACTTTTCTTAATGATTCGATCACTATGCCTAGCACCTTCCCGCCAAACTCCATGAACAGGTTGATTGCGTTTTGTATGCCGCCGTTTAATTCATTGTTCAGGAAGAACTCCTGAAAGGCATTGTACATGTCGCTGACCTGACCAACCGCTTTGAAGAATATTTTGATCACTTGACCCATGCCCTTGACAACCAATCCGATCGTGCTACCAATGAACTGGCCCAGTCCCGCCATCAGTTCCTCGTTGACTTCCACGAACTCCGTAACTTGATCCAATCCGTCTTTGAATGATGGACTGAATTCATTTCCCATCCTGTCCGCAACATTCTTGAGTGCGATGCCTAGGTTACTGAATTTTGTTGATGTGTTCTGTAGTAGGTTCGCCGTGGCGTTACCATAACGTTCTTCAATGGTCTCCGATAGCGTTCGTAATATCAATTCCGTGTTTCCGGTCTCTTTACTGAACTTGCCTAATTCATTTCTCGTTACACCCAGTTTCTGTTTTAGGATGTCATACACAGGAAGACCCCTGTCTTGTAATTTGTCAAACTCTTGCAGTTCAACCTGACCTGACGCCAATGACCTTGTGTATACATCTGTTAGTGCGCTCAATGTACCAACCTGATCGGTGGTCACGGCCGCCGCATTGGAGAATGTTGTTAATAATTTGTCTGTTGGCTCTATACCAGATGTTGATAGTTTAATGAATGTTGTTGTAAGGTCCTCGACGCCGAACTGTGTCTTGGTCGCAAATTTACTAATCCTGTCAAATGCCGCCGCACCGGCCTGTGCTGATCCCTCGACCGTGCTTAAGGTTGTCCTTAGGTCTTCAAATCTCGAATTGGTTGTAATGATGTCCTTGATGACCTTGCCTGTCACTATGACGGCAAGTAATGGTCCCAACATCCTCATGGCCGTTCCGGCGCCGAGTGCTGATGCCTTTATGCCATTCAGTCCAGCGGCGACCCCACCCAGAGCCGCAGTGTTCTTAGCAACTACGTCTATTACTAATTTTTGTTTTGCATCGGCCATTATCTACGTCTCCTTGTTGGCGTTGGTGCCGGTTGTTTTCCCATTGTTGTTTTACTCTCATTGTGTTCAAACAAAAAATACCCGGACCACAGTTCTATCTCCAATGTCGTCATCTGTAATATCTCTTCGACAGACTTCTTCAATCTGTCGGCCAGCACCATTACAAACCGTAGCTCGACATTGGATTTTACTCCTTTGCGATTGTTTCCTGATCTCCAGAAATTTTCGCATTGTTAATTGCTGTACCAACCTTCACCACTACAAGTGGATCCGCTTCGTTCATCAATTTAATCCTGTCCGCGTCATGGAATAATCGTTTGCCGTCTTTGTCTCTAGACTTAACAATTATACTTTCAACGACCGCCTCGATAGTTTTCCCTGCGGCTTGCAGTTCCATCACCTTGGCCTCGTCTTTGAGTGGATATGTGGTTCTGCAATAAATGTCAGTGCCCCATTCCTCCACGTGTATCTTCTTCATTTCACCAGCAATACTTGATTGATAGTGTTTTCCTATGTTGTCCATTATACTCATTTTATATCTCCTCTATTTTGCTATTTTTCTTATTGTTGGTCCAACGATACCACTCGGGGCCTGTCTGCTCTTGCCATGTTCAAGTGCGTGTCCGTATGACTGTGGATTACTAATAGTACGTTTTGTACCACTACCACTCATACGCCAACTCCTCTTGAACTGGCCTGAACGCACTGGTGATCTACGTTTGACCTCTTTAAGCACTTCCTCACTGGTCTTCTGAATTTGGCCTTCAACGCCTTTGGTCAGAGCCTTGGTGAGTAATAATGACTTAAAGATAACCCTCATTTTATTAAAGGTCGGTTTTTGTTAAAGCGCCTGTACCTTGGAAAGATACTTCTGCCGTAACTGCCCCATCATTCCCCGCCGCAATCTCGTGCGAAGTGATGATTACTTCTCCAGATAGTTTGACACCCGTAGTTGCTCCACTTGGGAATAACTCGATGGATGCCGCCGCCGCTCCCGCGCCCGCGAACAATGCCGATTGTGCCGCATCGTCATCTCTGAAGTATAGACTCATTGAACCAGTGAAGTTTGTCAACCCTGGTAGATAAGTTCTTGATGTTGATCCCATTGCTGAAGTCTCAATCGCGTCACCCGTCTGTGACACAGAAAAAGAAATGATAGAAGCAACATTTGTTATTGAACCGCCAACGTCAAATTTAGCGACTCCTTGTGTTCCTGAATAGATTGCCGTGTTAGTAGCCATTGCCTATTCCTCCTCTTTTTTGTTGTTAATGACTTCAGCGTCTGCTTTCGTAATTCGCATCTGCCTTTGTCTTGGTTTGATTTGGATCTCTTTCTGTGGCTTTGTAGTCACAGCAGGTTTTTTAAATTTCCAGCCTGATCTCAAATGGTCTTGAACCTGTGGGTTGTCGACTATTATTGAATTCCCTTCCTTATCATACATCTGTATTGACATTATGGATTACCTCTCTTGTAAGCATAGGTAACTGACAGCGTCGCGTTGAACTGCGCCAATGGTTGTTGTCTCTCAATTATCTCTATGTTGTTGATTGATGATTGTACGTAGTGCGTGGCAGTGTCTTGGATCGTTGTGTTCCTGCTCCTGCTGGCCTCCAGCGTCTGTTCAATGTTCTCTATCAGTTGGTTCCTGGCCGTGTCCAGTTCAGATCCCCTGACGAAGCATCTCAATTCTATGTCCATGGTCCCCTGTCTCTCTGACATGCTGATGTCCACCCTCTCCTCGTTGCCTGACACGACAAGTATCGCGGGGAACTGTGTGATCGCCAATTTCTCGAATTCAAAGAACTCCCTGGTCACCAACGCCGGTGCCGGATCGCTCATGTTGTTCAATTGTTCGACGATGTCCGTCGTTATGTTCTCTCTTGCACTCATAGGTTGTTACCTTACGAGACGATTGAAGTGGGTGGGTTTTTTCTCTGATTCTGAAATTTCACCACTGCTATCGTAATCGTATTTTACTCCTGCTTGTAAGATCTTGTCAAATTCGGTCTTGTATTCCTGCCTGTAGTAGGCCATCTTCTCTCTGAATACATCGCCTTCTGGGGAGAAAGTACTTAGACGTGGGTAGATAAAATAACCCAACACGTGATACACAGCGGCCCTCGTCCATTGTGCGTCTACCAGTAGGTCCTCGTTCATTGAAGCCGTCGAACCCGTTGTTAGGTCATAACGTCCGAAGTTGGCCCTGGGCCACCATTCGATTGATATGTCTCTTCTTACGTCTGCTGATGATAGTGCGTGGAGATCCGAGTAGTCCTGGATTCCATAATTCTTGATGTCCGGCTCGATTGCCTCGATGTCGGAATCGATTGTAAAGTTAGCCAC